CAAAACAATAGTCATATGTGTATTTATTCCTCCACTTCAATATCATCAAAAATAATAGGTAATTTTGTTTTTAATTCTTTCAGTAACGGTCTTGTGACCTGTACCATCTGAGGATGCGCTGCCTTTGCTGTTCTCAGTATAAAGAAATTACGCCATTCTCTATAATTGGCAGTGATTGTGATTTCAGTCTTTGTACTGTTAGGCAATACAGAACGTGCTTCCTGTGGTGTTGCGCCTAAATCTAATAATTCAAAATACATACGTTCAGCCGATGCCATTGCATCAGTCCATGCAACATCTTTATCAGATCCTTCTTCAAAGAATAATGGTCTAATTACTGTAATTTCTTTACCAAACTTATCTTTAGAATAATTACAGTATCTTGTACTCTCCTGTGCAAAAGAAGCGATTCTATGTCTCACTAACTCATGAGATACACCACGATCCACCGTGAATTTAACCGACAATGTTGAATGTTCAATCATTGCTTCGTGTCCTCTGCCAATTAGCATTTGTACAAATTTCTTAGCGGATTCACCATCCTCTGTAATCTTGTCCTCCGACTTATAACAAACTCTACCAATCTTTTCGATATGCTATAATTCCTTGATTCCGCCATCAGAAATCTCTGTTAAAATCTCATAACTAGGTTCAATAATTCTCATACTTTTTCTTCTCCTTTTTTCTTTTAATATTTTGTTTTAAACTTCAAATTTTTTCATATCTCCAATAAACGATGAAATTTGAATTTTATATGATATGTTTATGAGTTACATTTGTTACTTCTCTGTTTAAGATTTGATAATCTGAATAAATTCACCTTCGCTTATAATTGGTATTTCCAAATCATGAGCTTTCTTATTTTTTCCTGATGTACTTGCAACATCATTATTTATCAAATATGATGTTTTAGCTGACACAGAACCAGATACTTTTCCTCCGTTTCTTTCAATAACCGAAACCAATTCTTCACGATTCTTATACGCTTTTAAACTACCAGTGATTACAAAAGTTTTACCTTCAAGTACCTGCTTTACATTACCATTGGTATCTGACTCTCTAAAGTTAAATTCCCCAATAAACTCAGCAATCCATCTATAATTATCTCTGATGAAAGCCTTCATTGAGTTATTCATTGTGCCTCCAAAATCATCTAATTTAGTAAAGTCGTAACTATGGCACCAAATATCATAAAATTCTTCTGCTTGATTATTAAATTCTTTTGCAATAACTTTACTTGCCGTTCTTCCAATCAAAGGAATACACAATCCATAAATGAATCTATCTAATGTAGTATTTCTACTTTTCTCAATACTCTCCAACAGTTTATCTATAGATTTCTTACCAAAACCATCAAGTTTACACATCTCTTCTTTATGATCTGATAAATAATAAATGTCTCTGAATGTGTTTAACCATCCTAAATCAATAAATTTTTGTAATGTCTGCTCAGATAATCCATCAATATTGATTGCATTCTTACTTACAAAATGAACAAGTTTTCCCAACAGTTTCGCTTTACAATCTAAATTTGTACAATGTAATGTCTTACTTCCATTTTCATTATGTATTTCTACGTCTCCTCCACAGCACGGACATTTATCTGGCAACTTCCATGCATTACTCCTCGTAAGATTACTGTGTACTTTTGGAATTACCATATTTGCACGATACACTTGAATAGTATCACCGATGCCCAACTGTAAATCTTCAATATAAGAAACATTATGTAATGTGGCTCTGGTTGTAATGGCTCCATCTAAATCTACAGGTTCAAACACTGCAACAGGATTTATCAATCCAGTCTTTGAAGTATTCCATTCAATATCTTTTAATGTAGTTTCATACAGCTCATCTTCCCACTTTAATGCCATTCTACAGCATTCATGATGTGAAGTTGATCCTAAAGATTCGGATAATTTACGACTGTCTAACTCGAAAATAATTCCGTCTGTTGGATATTGATAAAACTCTGGCTGCAATGCATTACTTACTTGATCAACTGTACTATTTAATTTTGTTATCGGAACAATTTCAAACCCCATATTATGTACATCAATTAGCGTTTCAGATTTACTATCTTCTTTCATATCTGTCACACACTCAAATACTACGAAAGACAAATTTCTATCTTTGATGATATTTAAATCAAGATTTCGTAATGTTCCAGATGCTAGATTTCGAGGATGTGAATATGGTGTATCTAAGTTTCTATTGATTCTTTTAAATTCATCCCAAGAGATTACACATTCTCCACGTAATTCTAAGTTGCTTTTATAAGGAATAGTCATAGGAAGATTTTTAATAAATCTGCATTGTTCCGTTACATCTTCGCCTTCTATTCCTGTACCCCTTGTGATTCCCTGTGTAAATTCACCATTTTTGTACCTAACCACAACCGTTAATCCATCAAGTTTGTAGGAACCGTAGAATCTATTATTAGTAACAAATTTTTCAATTTCTTTTGTGTCTTTTGTTTTATTTGCACTCAGCATTGGTTTTGTGTGTTTTACTTTTGTAAACCCATCCAATAAATATCCCTGTACTTTTATTGTTGGCGATCCTGCTAATACACAATTTGTTTCTTTCTCTAAGGTCGATAATTCATCATAAAAATCATCATATTCTTTATCTGTCATCAACGGTCTATCTAAGCCATAATAGGCATATGATGCTTTTTGTAGTATACTGGTTAATTCTTTAATTCTTTGTACTTTATCCAATCACATTCTCCTTCCATTGAAACACACATTTTATTTATAATCCTTGCAACACAATTACATTATTTTCATTGATATCAATTTCTAAGTTCGGATCTTGGCAATATCCTTTTATCATTACTTTAACAATATCTAATATCTGCTCCTTTGTAGGAATCATGCCATTTGACCACTCTTCATTTTCATGTTCAATGAAATAGTCATACCACTCATTAAATAATTGCGGATAACACTCGTCATCTTTATATAACAAAACAATTCGTTCATCTTTTTCATTGGTAACATCTACAAATGCAATATGTCCACAATAATTTAAGGTTGCTTTCTGCCCCTCTCTGGGTGTATAAATATCAAGAATATTTACGCAATATTTTCCGTCCTCAATTACTCTTGGTTTTCGCACCCTACTTTCTACTGATATTACATATTTATTTCGTAAATCTTCTACAGAATAATCACTACCATATTCTTCCATAAATTTATCAGGAGTTTTCTCATATAAATCTATAAAATGTTTTTCTTTATTATTATTTAACTCTTCTAATCCGCAATACCCACTTATAACATGCATTTTATCTCTATATCCTTTCTTTGAAATTGCGATTCTATCTTAGTTCTTCTCTAACTCTCATAAGAATTTTGCCAAGATTATTTTGCCCTTTCCCATTTACGGTTCCCCAAATCCTATCTCCCCAGGTATTTCCTTCCTCTAAATATTCATCTCCTGTTGCTAATAGCTTATCCTTTAACTCTGCATTCTGAGAAAATTTTGCTTTACAAATTTCATACATAATATCAAATTTAACTTTCTCCCAATCATGTCTTAATTGCACATGTCTACCTTTTCTTTTAGCAGATGATGGATCTAACATAGAAAATTTTTCTCTAACTGACTTGTTTAATACCTTTGCGGACTGAAAGGCAGCTTCATTATTTTGATATGTTATTCCATCGTATGTTACTGACGCACTAAAAAAATTACTAAGAAAATAATATTTACCTCTAAATTCTTTTATCATAAAACCTCCACTTAAAAGACTTGTTTTATTGCTATTTTTCACTAACTAACTTAATTTTATATCCTAATTTATTCTCAATCTCATTCAATGTCATAATCTGTTCTTTCTTTTCAATTGTTTCATAAACCATGTCGCCTATACATGGTAAATCACCAAAGCCAATATTAATCATTTTGCCTTCATATATGTTATCTGAAATAGAAAAACTAGACAAACCAATTGGCAACATAGCCATTACCTTGTACCTTCCAGTTTCAAATTTTGAATTTGCAAGTATAGATATATCCAACAAATATTTACCATCTTCTTCTATTAATTTCATATTTTCTATACTACATGTCATTTTTACATCAATCATTATATCTTTTTACTCCTTCCATGAAAGCGTGGTTTTAAGACTTTAATACTATATCATTTATAACAACAACCTTATATGAAGACACTTTTATTTCATCATGTAACCCCCATTCACTTTCTACATCTTCAATTTTTCCTATAATAACAAATGAACCTTTAAATCCTATAACTTCTCCTTTATATAAAAAAGACGAAGTACCTCTGTGCCTCATTGCTACAACTTTATCTCCAATTTTTATTTCGTTATTTAAGAAATCTTTCATCTAAAACTGTCCTTCATACTTATTTAAGTTAATTTCTTCAACATCAACAACTTTGAACCATCCAGGATTCAAACCAATCTTTTGGTGAAACTCAAACATCAACTCAGATAACTTATCCTCTAACCATTTTCTTTCTTCATCTGTTACACCTTCATAAATATATATTTCGCAGCCAGCGTCATCACAATAAGCTTCATCTAATTCTTCCATAATTCTATCTGGATCAGGATCGGTTCTTAGCGGAACCAACTCACATTCACCAATATAAATTGTTGGATTATCTGTTGATAAACTTTTTTCAATCCATTTTCTACAACCTATAGCATCCTGTATTGCTTCATCTTTAGTGTTAAACGTACCATGTGTCCAATTTTCATCATCTGTTTCATTCCATGACCAAAGCATTTATTTGTTCTCCTTATCTGGCAGACACATCCATCCTGCCACACCAATACCACTCATAAATCCAAAAGTAAAACATGAAATATGTGTCACAAGTGATAATATTAAAAATACTACACCAACAAGCAAACAAAATTTCTTATCAATATTCTTAATGCTACTTAACATATAAATTTCCTCCTTAAAACGAGCGTTTCATTGTCTACCAGTTATATAAAAAATCAATATTAATATATTCGTTATTGCCAAGTCTACTAATACCAAATCCGTAAGGCTCAAACATTATATTGTGCATAAATTCGTCCCAATGTTCAATTTGAAATTTTATAAAATTTTCATCATTGCCTCTGCGATACATACGTCCAATCCATTCATTTAACATATTTTCTTTGGGGTAAACAGTACAGTATCTTATTCCAGCATCTTCTAATGCTTGTCTAACTTGAAGATGACTACTAACAAAAATAATATCTACCTTGCCAATATTTTCTTTGATATGATCTATGTAATTTTTAGGAAAATCTGGATTTCTAACTTTTATTTCTTCCCATTCACAACCATCTCCCATATCAGGTAAAGCCACTTTCTCAGTTTTCCAACTAAATCTACTACTATCACTGTCTAACATTAAATACTTATTCTGATAATGTTCATATGCATATGTTTTACCACAACAAGGATATGCACTAATTACTACTGTTTTCTTACTCATAAATCCTCCTTATTTTGCCAATAAAACCTATCTTTTATTGCCTATTTGTTTATCATTTCACATATTTGTCTGGTCTTGTTTCAATCCAATAAGAGACAAATCTTTTCATGAATTTACTTTCTTTTATATGATTGTAGGCAGATGAATTTCCACTTACACCAATACCTTTTTCATTCAAATACATTTTTAATTGATTAGCAACCATCTCATTATGATCTATCCATACAATTCCAAGTTCAGGTGCTTTCGATAAAAAATCAACAGAACTGTCAATATATCCTTCATGTAATTTTTCTACTTTGCCATTTCCAAAATACTCATAAATCACAATTGGATAGTTTCTACGACTTGAAAATTGATAACCCTTATCTGTATCTATAATTATTTCCCTCATTTATCTTATATCCTCAAATTCTAAAATCTGAAATTCTTCATGAACACAGCTGTAACCGCTCAGACACCTTTCCATAATTTGCTTATTAAAATTGCATCTCTTCCATTTAATTTCCCATCTTTCATCATCAAATAAAATAAACTGATCTAGCCTTCTTCCTCTCAGATCGTCTATTCTATTTTCATATAATCCAAATATTTCTGTTCCATCTTTTAAACGTATGTAACTTTGCCTATAATTAAATATTTCTACATCTTCTTTATTATTTTTTGCAAATTTTCTAAGTCCATCTTGTGTAAGCTGCGAATTATATCCTATAAATCCTATTTTTAGTGATACTATTTGTTCTATTTCTTTTATTATTTTTCATCACCTACTTTATTTCTTATTGTTTTTGTCGTATAATATCTATAAATGTTAAATGGAGGGATATTATGGATTGGAATTCAAGTGCATTATGGGGAATTATTGGTTTAATTGGTGGTTTTATTATCAGTTTTATTTTTTATAAAATTGGTATTAAAAACAAAAAAATTATATATACTATAAATTCTCAAGTTTTAATTACAAATAACCTTAGCAAAATCAATGGGTTAAACATTACTTATCAGAATCAACCAATTACAGATTTAACAACTACAACAATAATTATTAAATCTGTAGGAAAAGATATTATTAATGTCAGCGATTTCGGAAAAGCAACTCCATTTGGTATTAAAACTACCGGTAAATTCTTTTTACAAAATGATATTAATTCAATAATAATTAAGAATTCTAATTTAGATAATTTAATTGAACCAATATTTAAAGATGATTCAACTATATTATTAAACTTTGATTACCTTTCGCAAGGAGATGAAATTACTTTTATTTTGTTACATACTAAGACAATAGATATTTGTGGCAAATTAAAAGCTGGTGTATTGTTAAATAATAATATATTTAAAAAATTTAATTTTGTAATTGATATAATATTATATACATGTAGCGGACTTTTAGTATTCTTTATTGCTATTGGATATATGCTTTGTAAAGGAGCCAACGGTACTTTAGTTAATATAGGCAATTTCTTGCTTAATTTATTATTGGGAGTAATACTTTTGAATTATTTCAAAAAAATCTTCAATAAAATAAATAGTATTGAAATTAATATAAGTGATTCTGATAATTCAAGTATAAGCTTTTAATTTCCAATAAAAGTCCTATTTCATTGCCATTTTTAGTCTATATATAGTAGTTTTGAGTTTTGCAAACCGCTATATATAGACAATTTTTATGCTGTTTTCTTCAAATTCTCACAAGTTTCCTTTATCAATCTCTGCATAAATGTGTTTCTTACAAAATTCGCTTTCTTTTTTACAGACTGGTTTACAGTATCTATATTCCCTAAATGAAAGCACTTCTCTTTCATCCTGGTCAGTCCCACATATATAAGATTGGAATTCAACATATACGCATGGGACTGAGGTGTAAGCAGAATAACCACCTTTATTGAACTTCCCTGTGATTTATGGATCGTAATACAATATCCAAGACCAACCATCTGCATATCATTTCTGTAATACTTTACCTTTACACCATCAAAATCAATGATTAGATAACTTGTAAATACGTCCTTTACAATACCCGTTTCTCCATTTGCAATAAACGTTTCTCTTAAATCCTCGTCAAACCCATATTCATCATCTACAAATAACTGTGCGTGATAGTTATTAACATTCTGTATAATCTGATCACCTTTAAAATAAACTGTATCTCCAACTTTCATACATTCTGTGCTGCCATAATTTGGATTGGCGACCTTCTGTATTGCGTTGTTTATTACTACTGTTCCAACATCTCCCTTCTTATATGATGTAAGCAACTGTATATCCTCAACTTTATATCCTTGTGATAGCAATTTCTTGTATAAAGCAACTGCATTTTTAACCATAATGTCACTACCAACATTAACAAACGCATAGTCTTTATTTGTACCAAACCATGTGAATTGATTATTGATTCCTGTAAGATATTCCTTACAAAAACGGACATCCGTTGCAACTTTCATCAGTCCACCTTCCCCATAACGGAAAACTTTTGTTAATGTAACCGTTGGAATAATATTGGTCTGCATAAAATCATGAAGTAAATTTCCACATGATACCGATGGAAGCTGCGCATTATCTCCTATCAACAGTAACTTTGTTCTATCAAAATCAACAGCATCTAGCACTCTTTTTAATAAGAATATATCTGTCATAGAAAACTCATCAATAATCAAAGCATCACAATCCAATTTGTGTTTTTCATTGAAGCTCCATGTATCATGAGGCATATATCCCAAACCTCTATGTATTGTCATGGCATGTTCTTTGGTATAATCAGATAATACCTTTGCTGCCTTTCCTGTTGGAGAAAACAACCTAAATGATTTATTGTTGTCCTTTAACATATTGATGACTGCCTGAGTACAAAAGGATTTTCCTGTTCCTCCAGCTCCATTTAGGATGCAAACATTATATTTACATATATTCTCTACAATTTTTACCTGCTCATCTGATAGTTCACAGCCATTAACCGTATGGTACTTCTTATAATTAAAATCCCATCTGTTTTTTGTATTTACAAGACCACCAACTATTTTCTCTGCTATATATTTCTCTATTTCATATGTCCTTCTGATCGAAACAACCATAGATTCCTTGTCATAATAAATGCTTTCATGCTTCATACACTCTACAAAATGATTAGAACACGCCGGAACCATCTTCATACATTGATTCCTTAATTCATTGATTGACATTAGTGTATGTCCGTCTTCTTCATTTTTCCCCAATAGGTACAACATACAGGACAAACATCTATGATTGCTGGTTTTTAATTCTGACTCAAACTCAATAATTTCTGGTTTCCCATTTTTAACATTTTCTTTTGAAGCCTTTTCCAGTTCCAACAAAATACTATCTGCCGTTGCGAATCCAACTTTGGCTAATCCACATAAGCATTTATACGGATCTTCTTTGAGTTTCTTTTTAATCATAGTAATTGATGAATACTTTTCATACAGCTTTTTCAACATTGGAAGACTCAATAATCCTTGAAACTCTACTACTAATTCTGCCAAGCAGAAATTTTCAACAATCTTATCCTTGATGATATTAAACGTATATTCCTTAATTCCATGCAATTTATTCAAGTCAATATCATCAAGATTATTATTCATTACACGATCAACAATATCTGGATATACATCATATAATGTCTGTGCCTGATTAAGTGTTAGGATTTCTTGAAGGAAAACATACATATCATCAGCAGATTGTGGCTTGTTTCTTCGGATATTGATAACTTTATATCCCCAACCATTTTTTGTTAGCTGCTCAACCGCTTTTATTTCATATTCAATCCCTTTGCCTAATTCATGTATTTCACCAGATATTGTTGCATTGCCGTACTTTGTGAGTTTGATATCTGGGTAGATATCTTTGTTGACATCTACCGCATATACCCTATAATCTTCACTTTCGTATATAGGTCTTACAATTCTGCCTTTAAACAATACTTCTTTTTCATCGTTATTTTTCAATATGTAACCTCACCTACTTAATCACTTCATAATTTGTCAGCACATCTTCTAATTCATCCGTTACAGTCCAGACTCCGTTGATAGGCTTCTTTTTAAACTCTTTATCAAATTCCTTTATCTTTAGCACTGAATATAATCCAAATGGACTTTCTTTAAATATTCTGCCCTGTTTAATCCTTGAATGTATTTCTTCGCCAGTCCTTACTTTTCGTGCTGTAAAATATGGTTTAGTAGCATCTTTAAATGTTTTGTAGTCTACAATGATATAATAATTGTCACTAACTTTAGGATTGGTATATACCACCATTTCAAGATGTTCCTTTTCAAATTTGATCATCTCAATGATGCCCATTTCCTTATTCTCTATATGGTTGCACAATTCCTTAACTAAACCAATATTATCTATCTCTTTAAATAAAGAATTCGTTTCTTTTCCCGAATACTTCTTCGCTATATATTCAGAAATACCTAATTCTTCTAATTTGCTCTTTTTTATCTGCTTACAAGTTGCAAATTTGTCATAAACCTGTATAACTCCTAATAGATACTTATTTTTGCCAAACTCAGAAAAGAAATTTAAACCAGTAAGAATTTCTAACTGCCTGGAATTTACAGATGTATGTTCTTTTATATCCTTGATAAGTTCTACAAATGAATCGTATTTATTATCTCTTAGTGCATACAGTTCTTCAGCAATAGTATCGTTACAGTACTTAATTGCCCCAATCCCCTGATAGATAGTTCCACTATCTTTGTCATACTCATATTCTGCTTTCGATTTTCTGAATCTTATAGGTTCTATCGTATAGCCTTTTGACAAGATATATTCTTTAATGTTCAAAGATTTTTCTTTATCAGATGTATAAATATTGAGAGCAGACGTTAAAGTTTCAATTGTATAATAATGCCTTAAATAACCACAAGCAAATCCCAAAAATGAATATGGATCGGCATGGTTTTTAGAAAATAAGTATGCTGACGCATCAATAATTACTTGAAGAAAATTTACAATCAATTCTTCTGCTTTTTCATTCTCTACACCATATTCATCTTTCATTGTTTGTATAAAGCCTTTTATGTAATGGTTATTTACTGGTTTTCCTTTATCATCAAGCATGTATCCGCCATCTTTAATGACTGGAATATCATTTTCTGTACCTGTTTTCTTACTAAAGTGCCTACGCACAATATCAGCTTCGCCCATTGTAAAACCACAGAACTTATACAAAAACTCTATGATCTGTTCCTGATAAACTAAATAGCCAAGTGTAGGAGCCAGAAAATCATTCAACGCAGCATGTCCATTATCCCTATAAATTCCTTGTGACAATTCTGTTCTGTAAGAAGCTCCTGCTGGTCTGATTGCACCATTAGCCATACTCATTAAGTCTATGTATGAAAAGTTTGGATTCTGTTTCTTGATATTTTTGATGGTTGACTCGCTTAAAATATCTCTTAGGTATGAACCCGCAAAATCTGATTCAAACTGAAAAATCAAAGTAGTATCTTGTGCAATATCATCCCATACATTTTTATCACTAAAATCAATATTATCTGGTGTAATAAATGGAATGCCAACAGCTTTACATGTCTTGTCTATAAGTCCGACACAATCAAGTCCAAGAATATCCAACTTCACATAATTCAAAGAATCTATCTCTTTCATATTTATCTGTGAAATCGGTTTATCATCTGAAGAGATATATAGTGTGCCAAATGCTTTATCTACCTCATGAGGTGATACGACAAGTCCGGCTGCGTGTCTACCAAGTGATGTAATAGTGCCAACAACAATATCTACATACTCAAATAATTCCTTATGCTTATTTCTAACCTTTTCGTCAACAAATTCTTTTTTATTTTCGTCTTCCTGAACAAGATTAGATAACTCCTGGGTTTCCTGTGGTGTCATTCCTAATGCTCTTCCAACATCCTTAATCGCGCCACGCATTTTAATTGTGTTAAAAGTGATAATATTACAACAATATAATCCTTCTTTTTCAAATAAATATTTTCTGACTTTCCACCTATCTTCACTAAACCAATCTGAATCAACGTCTGCAAGACTGATCCTCTCCTTATTCATAAATCTCTCAAAATTCAGATTATATTTAATACTGTCAACATCCGTAATTCCAAGAAGATATGCTATGATACTTCCAGATACAGACCCCCTCGAATATCCATAATGTACACCTTGTTTTCTAAGTTCTCTCTTATAGTCTTCTTCAAGCAGCATGAAATCAATTGCGTCATTATGTTTATATGTTTCTATCTCATATACAATCTTGTCTTTATATTCTTGGAAATTGCTATACCTATTTACTCCTCTTTCCTTAATGCCATCTAATATTTTCTGTTTGAAAACACCCATAGAATCATTGTATAGTTTGGGATATTTCTTTGAATAATCCAGACTAAATTCTTCTATGGAATCAGCCATAACATTAGTATTTTCTATTGCCTCCAGATAAACCTCTTTAGACAATGCTCTTTGATTTTCATATGCTTTTACAAGTTCATCATAACTTTTAAAAGTAAGATCCCAATTTGATTCATTATCAAATTTAACCTCTTTTGACTTCTGCATAATTGTTCTTCCAAGCAAATGTCTTTCGTCCAAAGCATGTGTATCTGTTCCAGCAATCAATGGTATTCCATGTTTCTTTGAAATAAAGGCAAGATATTGGTTATACTTAATTTGCATATCATCACAATGATGTTGTATTTCTAAATAACATCTATGCTTGTTATCAATCAGAAACTTTAAAAATTTCTCTTGTATTTCCTTCGTGCCGCTGGCTAATATGCCGCCAATACATGCGGTACATATAATTATATTGTCTGATGTAGAAATCAACTCATCAAATGAAATTCTAGGATTGTAATAAAAATGACCATCTCTTACAAATGCTCTTGAAGATAATTCATTCAATTCAACTACGCCATCATAGTTTTTGGCAATCAAAACACAGTGGTAATTATCTCTTTTTTGAGTTTTATTCTCCTCAATATATTTACTGATTTCCACTTGTGCTTCATTTTCATCTGTGCCGAGTAATGATTCACACAACTCTGTTGTATCAGGTTCAAAATATAATTGTTCCGTTACATAAAATTCTTCTGCATGAATATATTTCATGCCACATGATTCAATTTTTGTTTTTTTATGTACCCATTCCAATATAGATCCATGCTCTGAAAATCCCATTGCTGTCATCCCTAATGATTGTGCATAGGAAATATATTCGTTGTATTTTGTAACACTATCTATATTAGTAACACCATTACTCAGATCACTATGTAGATGATATACTGTATAATTCAATCAACCACCACCTTTTACAGATTATCCAACCAAGATAAATCTTCATCTTTAACATCGTTATTTTCAGATATACCACTACCAACACCACTAAAAAAGTCATCTCCATTTTGCTGTGCTGCCAGTACATCCAGATATTTTTTATATGGTTTATGTAAATTGGGAGAATATGCACATAATGTTGAGAAATAATAGCTTTGTTTTTCGACTTGTTCTGGATTATCAAAGAATACCATCTCGGCATTCTCTTTATCAATTAGTTTCTCAGTTTCATATTTCTCTTCTTTTTCTATAATCTCATCAATCGTATTCGTAATATCTGTAACCCATCTATCAATAAGTTCCTGTGTCAGATCCACATATACAATACAATCATGAAATTTATATTTTGCTTGTACATCCTTTGGCAGACACTTTATATCATTTGTCTGTACCAACATATCAAGATACTCTACAAGTTCATTTTCATATCCTAATTTCTTTAACCACATTTTTACGCTTGTTTGCAGTTTATTACCTATTTCACATCTATCAATTTCTCTTGTAGTCCACTTTCCGTTTGCCTGTTCACAATCTACTTTCACATATTTCAAAAAGTCCCAACAAATCTTTATCTTTTCATATGGAACACCCATTTGATGTAGACCAATTGCATAAACAACTAACTGTCCACATTCATTTAATGCTTTTTCTCCCTTGTATATAGAAGATGTTTTCCAATCCAAGATATTGAAACAACCATCACTATCTTTAAAGCATATATCTATGTATCCCTGAAATACGTTTTTACCAATCAGGACACTAATAAATCTTTCAATTTCAACTTTGTAAGGGATTGTATGGTGATTATTAAAGAAATGTTTTAGGTTCTTATAATATTTATCAGCAATCTTCTTGTTTTTCTTGCTATCATTTCTATCAAATTTAAGTTCTGCAATACCGGCTGTCATCCACGCATCTTCAAATTCACTATCCATATCTTCATATTCAATGTTCCCTAAGTATAGACTCTCCATAATCTCATGTGACATACCGCCTGTAACTGTATAAATGCAATCCTGTCTATCTTCATCAATGTCTTTAATATATTTTAAAAAATACTCATATGGGCTGTTATGATAAGAGTTAAAACGTGACCAGCTCCACAGTCGATCCACTCCATATTTTCTTTTAACTTGCTCTAATTCTTCTCCTGTTTTTCTTCCCATTCATACCTCACTTCTTTTTATTCAAACTCTGTAAATATTTTTTATGTTCTCCATAGTCATAAACTGTCCTATATTGCATCATAAATTCAAATATTTTATTTATGGAATCTGCTGGTGAATCTTTATCCCCAAGCAAATCCCATTTATCGTATAAATATGAAACCTTTCTTATTCCATAAAATTTTTCACAACAATGCCTAATGTGTTCAATATCAATATCCTTGTCTAACGCAATAATAATCTCACAATTTAACCCTATAAGTATTTTCACTTGTTCATCTGATATTTCATGTCCGCTTAGAGCTACGCCCGTTCCATCATTCAAACTATCTCTTTTTAATACCGACTTCTCGGCTTCATATACAACAACATATCCTTTTTCTTGAATTATTTCTTTATTCTCCCATAGTCCAAACAAATTCATCTGTTTAGGATAACCAGGTGTAATAAAATATTTTTTAATGTCAAATAGTTCATAATTTTCTACGGAAGTCCTCATATTAAAACCAAGCAATTCACCAGTGAGCCAATACCGTAAAGGAATAATATTTCTTTTATATCTGTAGCTGTAAGCAAGATCAAACTTTTTTACCGTCCAAGGCATAATTCCTTCTCGAAAGAAGTCTATATGTATATATGGTACAAAGTCTTGTAATTCATTCTCATTTAATACATGAAAATCTAATACATTCTGTCTTTTGCGTTTTGACTTTACTTTTTTGAATATATACAACGGATCAACTACTTCTTTCTTTTCTTCCTGTTTCTTAAATGTAAGCGGCAATCCCAATATCTTATGTAAATATTTTACCGTATCAAAGAATGAAAATTTGCTATCACTAATTCTTTTGTTGTACTGAACTAATGTAAGCAAATCAGAATTATCATCAAATTCTTTTTCTCTGGTGTAATTTACACAACTCAAATATTTATTGTTTTTTACATTAATTGCTCCTTTGTTATCTCCATTATAATTTGAGCAGCTATAATATTCTTTAGATGGGTGGTAGACTATATGACCGCACCCAATTTCATTTAAAATAAACTCAATCTTACCGTTACTGTATATCCACTCCTTTAATTCGATAACGGTCATATATTTATAATCACCACCTTAAAAATCTACTGGTACATTGGTAATACCAATTTCTTTCATAACATTTCTTGACATATCATGCTCTACAACAATTTGATACTGCCCTGTAGAACCTTCTTTATTCTTTATCAAAAATAAAATTTGATAATGTTTTTCCTTATCTAATTTAACGGGAATTTTTGTTTTCCCATTTTTGCCCTCCAAACGATACACTTTTAATTCCCTCCGCTCACCAGTATATTCATCATCATATAAATCCCGTATCATAATGCATGTAAACACAGGATCAATAATATTCTTTGCCATACCAACATTATCCTGTGTATAATATCTTTGCTTAACACTTCCTTTTGCTAATTGGAATGTAATTAGAATATGAAGATTCTTTGACTCTGGTTTAACCACATCATTGATTTCAACCATATTCTGTTGAAGTTCCAACCAAGATTTATCGCTTACTGCTCCAGCGTCCATCTTAAAAGTATCAAGAATAAAATACTTTACACCCATACTTGAATACTTCTTTAGTACCTTAATAGCATTAGATGTCTTATATCGCTTAAATGGTATAACTGTTAGAATATGATTTTTAGTCTGTTCTTTAATCCAATCGGCAGCTTTATGTAATAATTCCTTGACATCTTCTGTATAATGTCCATCTCTAACAATATGTTTCTGTAGATCTTCTTTGATTATATTGTTTGCTACGAATACCAGTAGTTCTCTTTGCCATTTCTTCAAATTGTCTTCGTTGATCATAGCAACGATTCTTTCTTTTTCTTTAATAGCTGTTGGTATTACCGCATTTCTCGCAAAGGTAGACTTGCCAACATTGCTAAGTCCACCAACGAGAGTTATACATCCTAAATATTGCCCTCCTGTTTCTCTCGTTAGCATATCCATATTGTTATATGGAAGTCCAAGTGCCACCCCCTCATCCAATTCATCTATCAGTTCATCAATACCATCTGCAATATCATAACTTTTTACATCACAATCCACATTTACAAAAATATCATTGATAAATGCTTCCCACTCATTATATATTTCTTCAGCGGTCATATCGCAATATTCACTGAGCCTATCTTTAACAGGACAACCACGTTTAGCCAACTTAATTACACTATTCCACTTTCGTAATTCCTGGATATATCCATATAAGTTTTCTTCTTTTACATATGTACCAGCATTTACAATAGTGTCATATCCACCGTATTCATCATATTTTGCCCTTAATTTGGAATGTTTTTCGAGATATAAACCGACTGTAATATCATCAAGAGAACTTTTCTTTTCAAGTTTGACAATATCATTTGCAATCGTCCAATAGACTCTCCAAATATTATTATTAAATTCCTCAAGTTCCAAGTTTGTATCATAAATAGCATCTGGAACCTTATATAGAATTGAGACTATATTTGCCTCCGCTGCTTCTTTATATTCATTTATCTTTTTGATTGTATCAATCAATTCCTGTTCAAAAGCACTTAGTTTCTTTCCTTTTGTGGAAGATTTTACTGTTGATATGTTTTTCACCACCTTACCACAATTCATTTAGTCTTTTATTTTTTAATTCTTCTGTCTTTTTTTGATATTCACCACCATTATGAGATAAAATATTCGTGTCTAACTTATCTATATTTTCTTCTGATTTCTTCGCCCTTTGTACTCTCAAATAAACATCATTGATATTGTTTTCTACTATTTTGCAGATATAATTGAACTTATTACTTTCAGACTCAAATACCTTATTTGAAATAGCACTCATAATTGATGGTTTACAAATTTGGAAAGTATATAAAACAATCTCATAAGAATAATCTGCTTTATCCTCAGTGTTCCTGTTTTCTATATACTTTCCTTTTGTCAACCCTTTTAGCCTTAATACAAGACCAGAAGGAATTGACTGAGAGCCGTCATATATGAGTATCTCATTTTTCACATACTGGTATAATTTATCCCATTGCTCTTTTTCAACACTCGTCATTTTCTTACTTCTCAATTCAATTCCTCCCTAGAATATTATGAAATCAGTGCTAATACCTTATTGGCATCGTCAATATCCGTAATCAGAGTCGGATTATCGTATCCAAGTTCCTTTGACTTTGCAATAATTGGCTTGATCTTATCCATATCAGACTTATTTTCTTTGATAAAATCAGTAATTTTTGATACTACATCTTCAAGTTTCTTTGCTTCTTTCTTATTCTGCTCTGCCTTAGCAATCTCTTTTAACTTTTCAGCTTCTTTTGCTTCCTGCTCTGCCTTGGTTTCATCAAAAGATTTACCAGATTTAGATTGTTCAGCTTTGATTGCATCTGTAATAGCAATAACAAAATCATCCGCTGTCATAGGAATTTCATCAACAATATCCGCAAATCTTGAACCACTATCCAATGCCATATTATCATCCCTAAACTTAATCTTTCTTGTCTGTTCAGAAATCTTATTTACTGTTATATCTTTCTTGGTAACAACATTCTTCTTACCAGTCTTTTCAGTAATAATTGTTCTGTCATAATATGCAAGACCTAAGAAGTGCATCTTCTTCTTTAACAGATTGAAATATACCTTTTCAACATCAGAAGTTAATGTCTGATATGTTGTTCCTGTTGCAATGTCGGTAAGTTCTCTGTTCTTAACATGACCAATAATAATTACAGCAACGCCAATTCTACGCATCCTTGTGATAATATCAAACATGTATTCAAAAGCCTTACTCTGCCCCTTCTGAAAACCATTCCATGCTGCATCAATACTGTCTGCCCTCTTTTCAGGATGATCAACATTCCACTTTCTAATAGCTTCTGACTCAGCTAATTTTATCCATCCATCATATGTATCAATGACAATAGCTTTCAAATCGCTATAATCTGTGGTCTTATTACTCTCGATATCATCAATAATATCTTCTACCTTATCCCAGTCATCACAATCCTCATATACAATGCCGGAAATTGCATCTGCACCAGCTTCACCGTTCATTTCTAAGAAAATATAACCATCTTCACCAGCTAATTTTTCACAAACTTCTTTAATAATAGTGGTCTTACCAATCTTAGGCTCACCAAGCAAGCAAATATTATATGATAATGGATCAATCTTTACTTCGTTCTTTTTTCCGTATTTTCCCAAGTTATTATTCTCCTTATATTTTGAATTTGCGAGGTTGCATTTAAGCAACCTCTATATGAATAATCTTTATATTTTACAGATTATCTAACCAACTACTGTCATCATTAGCAGGCACTTCTTCATTTTCTGTCTCTGTTGTTTCTTCAGATGTGTCTCCGCTATCGTCATTGTCACCAATCATAAAATCAAGAATCAGATCCTCTTCATCGTACTTCTTCTCAAACTTCTGAATAACAGGTGTCTTGTTACCGTCCTTATCCTCAACCATCTTAATAAAAGGTTTCCTAATTACCATTCTCTTTTCTCTTCCAGAACTTACAGTACATTTTGCCAGTGCTTCTTCGAGAGTATAAACGCCGATTTCGATAAGTGTCTTGATATCATCAGGAATATCATCTTCTGTTGCAGTGATAACAGCCCCTCCCTCAATCAAATCGCCTTCAAATGTAACCTCTGTTACACCCTTCTGCACCTTAAATACTTTATCCACAACCTTTTTAGAAGTCTCAGGATCAGAAAGATTCAACTCATATTCAAATGCTTTATCATATGGAATATTAGTTTTTACTTCCTTACCCTTGTATTCCTTGACATAATCAAGTACCTTCGCATAAATAGGGAGAATACCAGTTTCCTTATCTGCCTTACCTACACTGTCTTTTGTAAGCAACATTGTCTGAGCGAATCTCGCACAATATTTACTACTATCATCTACCTTAGAAAGTACAACACTGTTAATTTCTTTCTTTACCTGAGTTGTCTCGTTATATGTAGAGTATTTCAGATTACCTTTGACATTTACTACCATGTCCTCTTCCAAGTTATCCTTGATATAAGCAATCATGTCATAAGGCGAAAGGAATTTCTTATAAAATACTTTTCCACCCTTATCACGTTCCAAACCTACAGTCAGGAAGCAAAGATCGCCAACGGATTCAAGAATGGTTTCATCAAATCTGTCATCCCAATCAATAGTAAATTTATTATCAAAATCATCTTTGCCATCTTCGCCCTTACCATGAACATATACTACATTGTCTCTTTCTGCTCCATATCCACCCATTAGTTCTGCATATACGGTTCCGCAAGTTTCTCCGCAATATACACCCAAATTAAGACTGTTATAAATCCAATCTGACTTCTCAGACTTCTCATCTGTCTTATAGGTGTACTCATTGATTTTTGCCTCACCAATAAGCATGAATGAATTTGACCAGTTCTTCTTTTCTAACGCTTTCTTTTCCTTTTTTGCCATTAAGCAGCATTCCTCCTATAAATTCATTAAAAATATTTTCATCATATATAACTTCAACAGCCTTTAACAGACTAGAACATAGGATTTTAAAATCTATGTCATCAGTGGTTTATGGCTAATTTGAACCGTATTTTTGCGTAATTTAAGCCACGGGTATGCTTTTCCCACCCAAAACGGATATAACTGTTCAGTTTTAATTATTGGATTGTCTACGGATAACCGTGCGAAATGTTTATTTGTTACTTATTGTATATATATCTATATTTAATTTCTTAATAAACTAATAAATAGACTAATCCCAGATATAAGCTAATTTCTTTATTCCATGTTTGCCATCCCACATATTGCATGATAAATGGTAATCATCGACCTCCAAATTATAAATATCCGCATCTTTTGGAATTGTAGAACCTGTCATACTGGTTAATGCCTTAAATTCAATTGTACTTCCATTATATTCTTTAAACGCTTTACAATAGTAATCCCAACTACTTGCCTCAACAATTCTACTTTGATGATCTTTAATTCTTCCTATCTCATCCATTAATAAATTCGTTTCAATTATTCTTACTATCTTTCTTCATCTCCTTCTTCTCTTTCTGTAACTTTGCTTCCTCTGCCAATTGATTCTCTAATTTTCTTGTGATACTCCTCATCTTACCTACTTCTTTTTTGCAACCAAGTCCCATAATAATATTTTTTCCTTTTCTCAATCTACATAATCAGTGAATTTTTCTCCGCAACACATACACTTAACCGTTTGACACTCTACAATGCCGCTTGGTAAAAATTCATATACGAACTGTTCACCTGCCGTTGCATGAGATACACAATGTTTTCTATGTTTCTCTACCCATTTGTTTATCTTTTTGCTTGTTTCAAATTTTATGTATTATCACCTCACAAGATTTTATACTTTATCATTCTCCATATAAAATGTAAAACTTCCATCTTTCTCAGTCTTGCTAAAATATTCAGTTGCTTCAATTTTAATAACAGATGTGCCCACAACCCTTTGACAAAACAATACATACTCACTCGATTTTTCTAATGGACGAAGTACCATTTTATCACCGGATACATATATATCAAAATTTACATTTTTATTAAGGTAGTGTTCTTTGATCGTATATACTTTTATACTACTCAAAATAATATCCTTTTCATTATCCAATATAAGAATATCTTTAAAAATGTATTGATAAGGCACTGTTTTTAATACATTCTCTTGTTTTTCCAATGTTTCACCTCCTTCAAACTCACCCTTTGAAATAAGAATTTCATCAACAATTTATGTCAATATATAGCGTTTATTCAGCATTACATATACCATATATTGTATTTAAATATAAGAGAACTGACACTCTGTTCCTCTCAAATATCTTCCATTATCAAGTTTAATAATGGTTTCATAAGGTTCTTCCAAATCATCTCTAACAACCGTTCCTAAATGTTTCTTGCTTGTATCATAGTGGTAGCAAACCTCTACTCTACTACCAACTGCAAGTTCAGGAAATTTATAGTTTTGGTCTTTCTGCTTTGGAAATTTGTCATATGAAATTGTACTTACGCATCCCATTATTTTCATTCTCCTTATTTTTTGATTATTTCTTTGATTCTAAATAACTTTCTCTTGTAATCTCATATAGTTTTACATCATAATATTCTCCGTCAATCAGTTTGGTTTCTTTTTCATATATACCTACAATTCTTCCACCATACTTGCTTATCATTTTGTCATATGATTTCTCTATCGGATTTCCAATAACAACAGAAAATGTTAATTTATTAAATTTAAACTTCTCGAATATATCCCTTAAAACCTGTCCAACATCCATACCAAATATAATTTTATTATCAGAGAAATTAATAATTCCAAGATTTGAACAGTTGTAAGTCTGCCTATTCACTGAATAATCTATGTAACCAATAACATTTCCATCTTTATCAAGCGATACGAATTGATGAGCATTCCATGTTTCATCTTCTATATTCAAATCACGATAATATTCATCATAATTGTAGAATTTATACTTTTCTTGGAACCACGTTCGTGTCATTGCTTTCTTAAGCTCTTCAACATGATTTATTGCGATATCTAACAAATATTCACCTCCAATCACCCCTATAAAATTTCGGATTTATCGGTCATTCGTATATTGTTACTGTTTTTGCTACTTTCTGTCGTATCATACGACATTCAACAGTTTCAATAGAAAATGGTGCAACATCAACTTTTTCAATAACAGGAAATTTACTCCCACGAACAGTAACCCATCTTCCATGCTGTTCTAAATCTGACATTGTGATAATACCATGATTATCTTGAAGATATTTTAAATCACAAAGTAAATATTTCCTGTCATACGAACAATCACCACTATTTTCATAATTCTTTAAATCTACCACTACAACTGGACAACCATTATCCTTTACTACATCGCCTATTTGTGGTATATACATAATATTTCTCCTTTCTCAAACAGTCTTGAAATCGTGCTTTCATCACTCATAAAAGATATGTTCAACCGTCTTCAGCATAACTTCTTTTGAAAACTGTGAACCTGCTGCTTTTGGATGACCACCACCACCAAATTGTTTAGCAACTCTTTGCCCTAAATCCAGATCTTCTCTAATTGTTCTATATGATACAGTTCCATCCATATCAATCATTGCAACAAAATCAATTTCAGGATGCATCTTACACAATCTGTTTCCAAGCTCACTAAAATACTTATCTGCAAATACAAAACCTACAATCAATCCACACATAGGTGATGTAAATAACTGCTTATCCTTTTCTTCTACATAATCATCAATTTCTTTCTGTTTAATATCAAAGAGAAGTTTATCTGTATCATCCAAATTGAAAGAATCACTACAACATATTTTCGATACACACCAAGAGATAAATTTCTCCCTCCCATATAAGTACAGTAAATCATTTACTTGCTTACATATAATTCCTTCATCTCCAAGTTCTGCCCATCTCCATGTATCATAATCTCTTACTAATTCTGCGAATCTGTTTAATAATTTATTATTCTCTAATTCATCACTAAAACATCCATTCATACCTAACCAATGATAAAACATTTTAGTTCCTGATGTCTTCAATCCACTTAAATCTTCAACCATTACTCTGCACCAACTATATTTATTTAATTCTAATGCTGTTGGATGATGATCTAATAATTGAACATTCCCTCTTTTATCTAATAATTTTGCCAATTCTTCTTTTACGCTTATATCTGTAATGTAAATTGGAATTTTATTATCATTTTGGTTTATATATTCTAATACTTTTTCATTGATTTCGTTATAGTTGCAATATTCAATGTCAACTTCATCTTTGAAGGCTAACTTTGCTAACACTGCACATCCAACACCATCTAAATCTGTATGTGTAAATAATTTAATCAAATAACTCCTCCCTACTTCATCCCATCCATATTCAACGAATTCTCACAGAAATCTCTCACATCCTTCACAATCTCTGCATCCGTCTTACCACTGTTGCACATTTCTAAAACTGCTCCAAGAATACCGGTAGCACCAGCTTTCAATCCTTGGAATCTGACTTCTTCTAAAGTCTTTTTGATTTCACCGTTTAACTGTTTCTCTTGCTTCTTTGTTAATGCCATATGTATTAGTTCTCCTTTTATAATTTCAAACCTATATAATGTAATGGAACAATATCTATACCAAGTTCTGCGCTTTTTAACCTGTCATATATACCTAACCCGGATAAACCGGAAAAGATTTTGCAATTCCTCCACATTTCAAGTACAATAAAGAAAAACGTT